AGCATGACTCACATAGAAGTAACCTTAAAAGTTATTCTGTTACTTATAAGTATCGGATATACAGTAACTAAGTGGGTAAAACTTAAGGAAAAGAAGTAATAATTAAAGTATAGCAATGACATCAAATAGTCCTTTTAGAATAACAGATAAATCTTATGAAAAGCAGAACAAGTCAATGCGTTCTACTTATACTAAAGAAACTGGTAAAAAATTAGGTAAAAGACTAACTACAGGAAAAAACGCTCGTAGAGTTTCTTTTGCTTGTAGATTTGCAGGTATGGCAGGGGCTATGAAAGATGCTAAAGGAGAGCCAACTAAAAAAGCAATGGCTTTAAAGAAATGGGGATTTGGAAGCGTTGGAGCCGCTAAAAGCTTCTGTAACAACAATAAAAAGAAATAATAAACTTAATTAAAATGGGACACATAGGGCACTACGGAGAATACACCGGAAACGCAAAACATTCAAGAAAATCAGATGAACGTTATGATGCTAATCAAGCTTATAATAAAAATCTAACAGCTAAAGCTAGATTACATTATCTAGAGAATAATAGAGCAGATCATGGATCAGATATTAACTATGGCACACCATTGAAAAACTCTGGATTAGGCCCTAAAACAGCTGGATCTGGATTGTATTTGACAGCTTGCAAATATACAAATAAATAATAGACATGGGATTTAAACAAAAAAGCAGCGTAAGTAATTTATTCGGTTCTCCGGCTAAAAAATTAAAAAGTGGAGGTAAAATGATTAGCTCTGACAAAGGATCTAGTAATTATATGAAAGAAGATTCTAAATCAGCTATATTAGCAGTAGGTGATATTGGAAAACCTGGTTATGACAAATATGGAGCTGAGTTAATGAGCACCAAGCGGGCTAGACTTAAAAGAGAAAAAGGAGATTCAAGCTCTAAAAACCAACCTGTAGATGATTCTTTGCGCGGAAGCGGTAAAAGTAAATATCTTACTCCCAAACAATTAAGAGATCAAGGATATGTAACTGATGATAAACCAGTCAAACCTAACACTAAGTCTGAAAAAACTAGTGCTGGTCCCACTCCAACTATTCCGCCTAAAAAAGAAGTTCCAAAAGAAACACCTAAATCTACTCCAAAAGACAATACACCATCTGCGGCGCAAACCGCAGCTTCTAAATTAGAAGCAAGAGCTAAAACTGCTATATCTAAACGTAAAAGAGCAACTAAAACAAAAGATGGTGTAGAGGCTGTTCAAAATTTTCAAGCAAAAAAAGAAAAGAAAGCTAGTGAGCCTAAAGAAATGTCTAGAAAAGAAATTAGAGAAGCTAAGAAAAAAGACAAGGCCTCTGGAATGAGCAGAAAAGAAGTAAGAGCTAACAAGCTTAAACGTAAAGCTTCTAGCACTAGAGCTAAAACTACTTCAAAAGAAACAGCTGCTAAGGGAGGTAAGGAAGCTCAAAGATTAAGACGTAAAACTATTAGATTAGAAAAGAAGGTAGCTAAACAAGAGGGAAGAGTTAAGGCTTCAAAAATGTAAAAAAGTATGGAATCTAAAGGATTAGGCGATAGTATAGAAAAGTTCACTAAAGCAACTGGAATTAAATCCGTTGTAGATAAAGTGTCTAAAGGTCTAAATATTCCTTGTGGTTGTCAACATAGAAAAGAAAAATTAAACAAAGTTTTTCCTTACAAACAATAAATATGGCTTTTAAAATGAATGGTGCTCCGTATGGAGGTGATAATACTCCGATATATCATGTAAGTATGGAAGACGGTGTATTAGGTAAAGCTAACAATAATGGTACTATAATTATAAATAAAGACATTAAAGATACTAAGCAAATAGACGAAGTTATAGATCACGAAATGGTTCATATAAAACAAATGAAAAGAGGTGATTTAGATTATGACGATAAATATGTTTATTGGAAAGGCAAAAAATACTCAAGGGCACAAATGAAAGAAGGTGCTAAAAATCTTCCTTGGGAAGCAGAAGCATATAAAAACGCATAACTAAAAAACAATATTATGAAAACATTCATGTCAAAACATTCAAACTTATTGAACTATAATCCTGTAGATGATAAAGCTAGTGCTTTATTAAATAAAGATAAACTATCTGGTTCAGAGAGAAAATTAAAAGCCAAAGGCATTAGTATAAGTGACCCTGAAGAAAAAGAAAAATTTAAAGAATATAAAGCTAGTGGAGGCACTTTATCCCATACGCAAGCGGCTACACTAAATTATCGAACCCCTGGAGAATCTCAAGATCTTAATGCTCAAAAAAAATCTATTGAAGATGCTAAATCTAAAGCTATTCGCAGTAAAGCAGAACAAAGTGGTTTAGGTACACAGTTTTTTGCAGGGGCAAATAAAGACATTTATAATTAGAAATAATGTGGAAGGTTTTATTAGGGCTATTAAAAGGTGGAGGCGGTAGAAAGTCTGTAGCCGGTAACTTAGCTTGGGAAATAAGAGAAGCTATTAAAGGTAAAGAGCTTGATCCCGAAAAATTAATAGAACTACAAACTAAAATAAATATTGTTGAAGCCTCGCATAGAACTTTGTTCGTTGCTGGTTGGAGACCTTTTATAGGATGGATATGCGGCGTTGCATTAGCTTATAATTTTGTTATACGTGATTTATTTATTTGGATAACAAAAACTACAGATGCGCCACCACCATTACAAATGGAACACTTAATGACAGTACTGCTAGGAATGCTCGGGCTTGGCGGACTAAGAACATACGAGAAAATAAAAGATAAAGTAAAATAATTAAATTAAATCAAATGGCAAAAGTAAAAGACATTCATCACAATTTTGAGAAGATTACAGATGAACAATTAGAGGTAATTACAAATCATCAAAAAGACTTAAATAAGTCTTTAACTAATATTGGGTTTTTAGAAACTCAAAAGCATAGCTTGCTTCATGAGTACGCTGGTATTGTTGATGATATTGAAAAGTATAAAAAAGAATTAGAAGATATATATGGCGCTATCAATATAAACATTGAAGATGGCACTTACACTAAGATTGAAAAAGAAGAATAGTGGACCACGTTGTAAGAAAAATAAGCATAGGTTCTGACTATAAAAACGAGGCTATGCATTATGCTGTAGGCCAGCAAGTTTACGGCGGACACACTATATGTAATATAATGTTCGATAAAGAAGAACAATCTTACAATATTCATATAAAGAAAAACAACGAAGTTTTGCCTTGGAAGAAGTTTAATAAAAACATGGCAATATCTGTTGAATATGATTTAGAATACTAATGAATAGTGTTTATCAGTTTATAATAAAACCGATAGGCGAAAGATATAATAATGAGTTGAAAGTTGGTGATAAAAAGCTAATTATCAACTCTAGTATCTCTAGTCATAAATTTGTTAATAGAAAAGCAGAAGTAGTTGCTGTACCTTTAGCGTTCGAAACAGAACTAAAAAAAGGTGATAAAGTTATTGTACATCATAATTTATTTAGAAGGTATTACAATCAAAAAGGTAAATCTGTAAATAGCGGAAAATACTTTAAAGATGATATGTATTTTGCTTCTGAAGATCAGATATACATGAAACAGGTTAATAACAGCTGGAAGACAGTCAAAGACTATTGCTTCGTTAAGCCAGTTGTTAATAAGGACGACTCTAGCTTAAGCAAACTAAAAGAGTGCGTTGGTATAGTAAAATACGGAAACAACGTCTTAGAAGCTCTTAAAATCAACGAAGGTGATTTAGTTGGATTTAAAAAGAACAGAGAGTTTGAGTTCTTGATAGACGGTGAGTTACTTTATTGTATGGAATCAAATGATATTTTAATTAAGTATGAAAATAAAGGAAACGAAACTGAATATAATCCAAGCTGGGCAAATAGCAGTTGAAGAATTAATAAAGGTAGCTAAAGAAAAGATCGTAGACTCAGAAGATGACATCTCAGCTGATAGACTTAAAAATGCTGCCGCTACTAAAAAGCTTGCTATATTTGATGCTTTTGAAATTCTAGCTAGAATAGAAACTGAAGAGAATATTATAAACGAAAAACCAACAGAAGCAAAGATAGAGTCTTTTAAAGGTTTTGCTGAAGGAAGATCTAAGTAATGTACGAACAAAACTTATATCATATAGTAAAAGACCATATAAAGCCTAAGGTTATTAATAGACTTAATAGGCTTAAAAAATGGCAATACGGTTATGACAAAGAACATGATGTTGTCGTAATCAGTAAAACAGGTAAAATAGGTGAAATATACAGTATTCAAAACCTGTTAATAGCCTTACCATTAGCTGAAGACGTTTACAAGTGTTCCGATAAAAAAGAAGATCAACGATGGGAAGTTTTAAACTATCCATCTGAATTAAATAAAATAAAAACGGTATACGACTGGAATGACAGGCCTATAGCGTTTAAAGAAAAACACTATGACTACATCAACAAGGAGTTTGTTAGGCGTGAAGAAGGTTATTGGTACTATAACAAAGGTGTTTCTACTTATATTACTGGGTCTCACTACATGTACTTGCAGTGGACTAAAATTGACGTGGGGCAGGCAGACTTTAGAGAGTCCAATAGATTATTCTATATATTCTGGGAAGCTTGCAAAGCAGATCCAAGATGCTACGGAATGTGCTACCTTAAGAACAGACGTTCTGGGTTTTCGTTTATGGCATCATCAGACACAGTCAACCAGGCGACAATATCACGAGACGCTAGGTTTGGGATACTATCTAAATCCGGAGCTGATGCTAAGAAGATGTTTACCGATAAGGTTGTACCAATATCACTTAATTACCCCTTCTTCTTTAAACCGATACAAGACGGGATGGAACGTCCAAAAACGGAGCTATCCTACAAAGTACCGTCTAAGCGGCTCACGAGAAACTCGATTAAAGAAACCTCGGAGGATGTACAGGCAGGGCTTGACACCACGATCGACTGGAAGAATACCGGTGACAACTCGTACGATGGAGAGAAACTCAAACTACTCGTCCACGATGAATCGGGTAAATGGGAGAGACCGGACAACATCCTCAACAACTGGAGGGTCACAAAAACAACGTTAAGATTAGGTAGAAGAATCGTCGGTAAATGTATGATGGGTTCTACTTCAAACGCATTAGATAAAGGTGGAGAAAACTTTAAAAAGCTATACGAAGCTTCGGACGTCAACAAAAGAAACCGTAACGGTCAGACTAGCTCAGGATTATATAGTCTGTTCGTACCTATGGAATGGAACTACGAAGGATACATTGATTCTTATGGACTACCTGTATTCGACACTCCAAAGAAGCCAATTAAAGGAGTTGACGGCGAAGACATTGATATAGGCGTAATATCACATTGGGAAAACGAAGTTGATGGTTTACATGATGATCAAGACGGTTTAAACGAGTATTATCGACAGTTTCCAAGAACAGAGAAACATGCTTTTAGAGATGAAGCTAAAGAATCTTTGTTTAATTTAACTAAAATATACGAGCAAATAGACTATAATGAGGACCTTCGTAACACTAATGTTGTTACACAGGGTAATTTTCAATGGGAAGGTGGGATTAAAGATACTAGAGTGTTGTTTGTTCCTAATAAAAACGGCAGGTTTTTAGTTAGTTGGGTTCCTCCAGTTGGACTACAAAATAGATACAATATAAAAAATAACACTAAATATCCAGGAAATGAACACTGCGGAGCTTTTGGATGTGATAGTTACGATATATCTGGTACTGTTGATGGTAAAGGTTCTAAAGGATCTTTACACGGATTAACTAAGTTTTCTATGGAAGACGTGCCACCTAATTTGTTTTTTTTAGAATACATATCAAGACCTCAGACTGCTGATATATTCTTTGAAGATGTTCTTATGGCTTTAGTATTTTATGGTATGCCTATATTAGCAGAGAATAATAAGCCTAGATTATTATATTATATAAAGAGAAGAGGTTACAGGGGATATTCAATGAATAGACCTGACAGAACAATGAATAAATTATCTACAACTGAAAGAGAAATAGGTGGTATACCTAACTCTAGTGAAGATATAAAGCAAGCTCACGCAGCTGCTATAGAAGATTACATAGAAAATCACGTAGGTTTGTTGAGCGAAGGTTACGGTAATACTTACTTTCAAAGAACATTAGAAGACTGGGCTAAATTTAATATAAACAACAGAACTAAGCATGATGCCTCTATAAGTTCTGGACTAGCTATAATGGCTTGCAATAAACATAGATACTCACCAGTAGCAAAAAGAACAATATCAAAAGTTTCTTTAGGTTTTAGAAAATATAATAACACAGGAGTGAATTCAAAAATAATATAATAAATGGTCTATACTAATAATAATAGCATCTTTCCAGATCAGGTGGTACCTGAAGAAGAAAAGAAATCATTTGAATATGGTTTAGCTGTTGGGAACGCTATTGAACAAGAGTGGTTTAGAAATAACAGTGGACAGAATAGGTTTTCCTATAACTTCCAGAACTTTAATAGACTAAGATTATACGCTAGAGGTGAACAACCTGTGCAGAAATACAAAGATGAACTGTCTAATAATGGTGATTTGTCTTATTTAAATTTAGACTGGAAACCAATACCTGTTTTATCTAAGTTTGTAGATATAGTAGTTAATGGTATGACAGAGAAGGGATACGAATTAAATTCTTTCGCTTCTGATCCATTTGCCTTAAAACAACGTACTGATTTTGCGGCTAATGCTTTACGTGATATAAAAAACAAAGCAGCTATAGATCAGTTGTCTCAAGCTACAGGTCAAAACTTTTACGCTTCAACAGATCCTAATAACCTGCCTAAAGATAAAAATGAATTAGATCTATATATGCAGCTTAATTATAAGCAAAGCATAGAAATAGCAGAAGAAGAAGTTATAAATAATGTTCTTGACTCTAATAAGTTTGATGAGACTAAAAAAAGATTAGCTTACGATTTAACTGTATTAGGTATATCAGCGGTTAAAACGGGTTTTAATTTATCTGAAGGCGTAACGGTAGAATACGTTAATCCTGCTAATTTAGTTTATTCAGCAACAGATGATCCAAACTTCGAAGACATCTACTATGTAGGTGAAATAAAAAGTTTAACTCTACCTGAAATAAAAAAGTTATTCCCTAATCTTACTAACGATGAATTAGAAAGAATACAGAAATATCCAGGTCGTCAAAACTACGCACAAAGTGATTGGCAAGTAAATAGTGATAACAATCAACATCAAGTTTTGTTTTTTGAATATAAAACATATCAAGATCAAGTATTCAAAATAAAACAAACAGAACAAGGTTTAGAAAAGACTTTAGAAAAACAAGATACATTTAATCCTCCACCTAGTGATAACTTCGAAAGAGCATCTAGGTCTATTGAGGTTTTATATACTGGAGCTAAAATTTTAGGTATGGGTGATACCATGCTTGAATGGCAATTGTCGGAAAACATGACAAGACCTTACGGAGACACTGTTAGGGTTAATATGAATTATGTTATATCAGCACCTAGAATGTATCAAGGTCGTATTGAATCTATAGTAAGCAGAACAACAAGCTTTGCTGATATGATTCAATTGACTCATTTAAAACTACAACAAGTTTTAGCTCGCATGGTTCCTGATGGTGTGTATGTTGATGTCGACGGGTTAGCTGAGGTTGATTTAGGTAACGGTACAAACTATAATCCAGCTGAAGCATTAAATATGTACTTCCAGACTGGTACTATAGTAGGTAGATCACTTACTCAAGATGGCGAAATGAACAGAGGTAAAGTGCCTATTCAAGAACTACAAAGTTCTTCAGGTATATCCAAGATTCAAGCTATGATACAAACGTATCAATATTATCTTCAAATGATACGTGATGTTACGGGATTAAACGAAGCAAGAGACGGTAGTACTCCTGATAAAAATGCTTTAGTAGGTTTACAAAAACTAGCTGCGGCTAATTCTAACACAGCAACAAAACATATACTACAGTCTTTAATGTACATAACTATAAGGTCTTGTGAAAACATAAGCTTAAGAGTTAGTGATATGTTGCAATTTCCTCTTACAAAAGCATCGTTATTAAACAGCATAAGCGCTTTCAACGTAGCTACTTTACAAGAAATAGATTCTTTATCCATACATGACTTTGGTATATTCTTAGATTTAGAACCAGACGAAGAAGATAAGGCTCAACTAGAAAAAAGTATACAAATAGCACTACAATCAGGCGGCATTAAGCTAGCTGACGCTATAGATATTAGAGAGATACAAAATATAAAACTAGCTAATACTTTATTAAAGTTTAGACAAGCCGAAAATCAAGCTGCTGAAAGAGCTGCTCAGATGGAAAACATACAAGCTCAAGCTCAAGCTAATTCTGAATCAGCTGAAAAAGCTGCAGCTGCTGAAGTTCAAAAACAACAAGCTTTAGCGCAGACAACGGTTCAAATAGAACAAGCTAAATCTCAGTTTGAGATAGAACGCATGGAACAAGAGGCTAACATTAAAAGAGGCTTAATGGCTGAAGAGTTTGGTTATCAAATGAAACTAGCTGAAATGCAAGCTCAAGTAACTTCTAAAAAAGAAGCTCAAATAGAAGACAGGAAAGACAAAAGACTGCAAATGCAAGGTACTCAACAAAGTGAGCTTATAGATCAAAGACAAAATGATCTACTGCCTAAGAACTTTGAATCATCAGGTAATGACAACTTGGATGGATTTGGTTTAGAGCAATTTACCCCAAGATAGGGAATTATTAATTTTTATTATATTATATCATGTCAGAAACAAAAGAAGTAAAACAAGAAGGAGAGTTTAAATTAAAAAAGAAAACTCCAACAATTAAAGGTCAAGGAAATGTAGTTCCTGAAGTTACTAAAATAGATTTAAGTAAAAAACCAGAAGAAGATGCCATTCAAGTCGGAGAAACAGAAAAAGTGGTTGATGATAAACGAACCACAGATTTACCAAAAGTGGAAAAAGAAGTACGGGACGACTCCGGTGAAATTACTAAAGTTGATCTCAAAGAAAAAGTAGAATCACCTTTAGAATTAGTAGAAGATGAAGACAGTGACTCTGAAGAGGTCACAATGGTTGGAGGCACTGAAAGTCCCGACACCTCACAGGAACAAAAAGAAGTATTACCGCAAGCTCAAACACAAGACTACCCAGAAAATGTAAATAAGCTTATTGAGTTTATGAAAGAAACAGGTGGAACTATTGATGACTATGCTAGGCTTAATGCTGACTATAGTAATGTTGATGGAGAAGCATTGTTAATAGAATATTACAAACAAGCTAAACCTCATTTAGACTCAGAAGAAATTCAATTTGTTATTGAAGATTCTTTTAGTTTTGATGAAGATTTAGACGAAGCAAGGGACATTCGAAAGAAAAAACTTGCATATAAAGAAGAAGTTGCAAAAGCCAAAAGCTATTTGGATTCGCTTAAAGATAAATACTATGCAGAGATCAAGTTGAGACCTGGAGTTAATCAAGAGCAACAAAAAGCCACTGACTTTTTCAACCGATACAACGAAGAGCAAGAGCTCAATAAAGCTAACCAAAGTAGGTTCCATGACCAAACAAACGAACTTCTAAACAACGATTTCAAAGGTTTTGATTTTAAAGTTGGAGAGAAAAAGTTTAGATATGGTGTTAAGGATCCTGTTAAAGTTGCAGATAACCAAAAAGACATATCCACTTTCATTAAGACGTTCTTAAACGATAAAGGAGAAGTCGTAGATACAAAAGGTTATCATAAAGCTTTATATGCTGCACGTAACGCTGATACGATAGCTAATCATTTTTATGAACAAGGTAAAACTGACGCAATTAAAGATCAATTAGCTAAATCTAAAAACATCAGTACAGAACCTCGTCAAACTCAAGATGGTAATGTATTTGTAAACGGATTTAAAGTAAAAGCAATTAGCGGGCAAGATTCTTCAAAACTTAAAATTAAAACAAGAAAATTTAACAATTAAAATTAAAAATTATGGCAATAGCACCAACGTTTGGCTCGATAGTACCATCGCAGTCACAACAACTATTACAATCAAACTATTTACAATTTAACGACGGCACTAATGACTTTGCTCAGCAGTACCTACCTGAAATCTACGAACAAGAAGTAGAGCGTTATGGAAACAGAACATTATCTGGATTCTTACGTATGGTTGGAGCTGAAATGCCAATGACATCAGATCAAGTTATTTGGTCAGAACAAAACAGACTACACGTAGCTTATGATGGGTGTACTAATGACGGAGCAAACGGAATTGGAATTCAAGTAGGAGCTGGCGTTGTAAACGTTATTTCTCCCGGCCAAACTATCGTTCTTTTAGATCCAGCTGGACTTGAATTAAAAGCTGTAGTTACACAGTCTAACCCAACAAATGGTGACTTACTTGTAGCTCCTTATACAGCAGCTACTACAGCTGCACTTGCTGATACTGGACTTAAGATTTTTGTATACGGTTCTGAATTTAGCAAAGGATCTCAAACAACTAACTGGAGTGGAGTTGCTGGAAACATAAACACGCTTGGAGAAAATATTAGTATTGACCCAACGTTTACTCAGTTTAGCAATTCACCAGTTATTATTCGTAGTAACTACACTATCAACGGATCTGACATGGCTCAAATCGGTTGGGTAGAAGTAGCTACAGAAGACGGAACTTCTGGATACTTATGGTATTTAAAAGCTGAATCTGAAACTCGTTTACGTTTTGAAGACTACTTAGAAATGAGTGTAGTTGAAGGAGAACTTGCTGCTGTGGGATCTGCTGCTACAACTGCAGGATTTAAAGGTACTCAAGGTTTATTTGCTGCTATCGCTGATAGAGGTAATGTTGAAACTAATTTAGATACAACAAACCTAACTGACTTTGACAATATTCTAAAGAATTTAGATACTCAAGGAGCAATTGAAGAAAACATGCTTTTCTTAGATCGTGGAACTTCATTAGGAATTGATGATATGCTAGCTGGTGTTTCCGCAGGAGCTCAAGGTGGTACTGCTTATGGATTATTTGAAAACTCTGAAGAGATGGCATTAAACCTAGGGTTTAGCGGTTTCCGTAGAGGATCTTACGATTTCTATAAAACAGACTGGAAATACTTAAACGATGCATCTACTCGTGGAGCTATCGATGGTGTTTCAACTATCGAAGGTGTATTAGTACCTGCTGGAACTTCTACAGTTTATGATCAAATTTTAGGAACTAATATTCGTAGACCATTCTTACACGTGCGATACAGAGCTTCTCAAACAGAAGATCGTCGTATGAAGTCTTGGTTAACTGGATCTGCTGGTGGTGCTTTCACTTCTAGTTTAGATGCAATGGACGTTAACTTCTTATCTGAAAGATGTTTAGTAGTACAAGCTGCTAACAACTTTGTACTGTTCAAAGGAGCAGCGGTATAAACAATTGGTAGACTTACCCTCGTTGAATCTACGGGGGTAATTCTTACCTTTATTAAACTATTAAATTTTATTATATTATGGCTAAAAAAGAAGTAATTAAAGATATATCTTGGGAAGTAAAAGATAGAACTTATCTATTAACCGGGAGCAATAAACCGTTGACATTAAAAATTCCATCAAGACACAGCATGAGACACGCTCTGCTACATTTTGATGAAAAAACAAATGAGCAACGTGAAATAAGATATGCAACTAATCAAAACTCACCTTTTAAAGATGAACAAGGTGGAGAAGCTACATTAGGGCATATTGTTTTTAAAGAAGGAAGCTTGTTTGTTCCAAAAAAGAACCAAGTTCTTCAAAAAATATTATCGTTATATCACCCACTCAAAGGAACCGTATACTCCGAATTAGATGTAGTGGAAGAAGCTAAAGATGAACTTTTAGACTTAGAATTAGAAATCGAAGCATTAAACTTAGCTCAGAACATTGATGTAGATCAAGCTGAGGCTATAATGAGAGTTGAGATCGGATCTAAGGTATCAGATATGAGTTCTAAGGAACTTAAAAGAGATTTACTATTATTCGCTAAGAACAACCCTAAACTCTTCATCACGCTGGCTAATGATGATAACGTACAATTAAGAAATTTTGCAATTAGAGCAGCTGAAGCTAAGATAATTAAACTAGCTGATGACCAAAGAACATTTACTTGGGCTTCTAATGGTAGAAAATTAATGACAGTACCGTTCGATGAAAATCCATACTCAGCTATGGCGTCGTTCTTCAAGACAGACGAAGGCATACAAGTCTTTCAGTCTATAGAGAAAAAGTTCTCTTAACATGTAATATTATAAGGGAGGCAAACGCCTCCTTTATTTTAATAATAATAACAAATGGCTATAAACGTAAATACAGTATATCAAACTGTCTTAATGATACTGAATAAAGAGCAACGTGGTTACATGACACCAACTGAGTTCAATAAAGTAGCAACTCAAGTTCAGTTAGAAATATTTGAAGATTATTTTGATGATCTTAACAAGCAACTACGTGTACCTCAAGCGGATACCGATTATGCTGATAGACAAGAAAATATTGACGAAAAAATAGCTATCTTTAAAACATTTGGGCAACCAACGCCCGTCGCTAATACCGACTACTTTTCATTACCATCAACAGATGGTTATGGTGATATAGTTTCATTTTATAGATTAGGAAATCTAGTATATGATGGAAATAAAATAATACAAAGATTAGATAGACATGATTATTATTATGTTGACAGATCTAAACTTACTAAACCAACTACATCAAATCCAGTTTATTTATACGAAAATAAAAAGCTATTTATAAAACCAACTTCTATAGTTTCAAAAGTAACAGTTGATTACGTACGTAAACCCGTAGATGTAAATTGGGTTATTAGATTAGGTAGCTTGGGTCAGTACGAATATAATGATTTAGCTTCTGTAGATTTTGAACTTCATGAATCAGAGCAAACTGAAGTGATACTTAAGATACTATTGTACGCTGGTATAATAATAAGAGATAACGAAGTTGTACAGACTGCAGCAGCTTTAGTACAGGCTGACGCGCAGAAAGAAGTCTCATAAATAAAAAAGTTAAACAATGGCTACACCTAATAATGGTTTAATAACAGAAACTAATGCGCAATACTACTCTGGTTCCCAAACCTTTGAGGCGCCTATAGTTAGTACTAAACTAACAACTACTTTTGATACAGACTTAACGTTTGGTAATTATGATCCCAACACGGACACTTATAATATAAATAATTTTAGATTATACGTAAGCCCTAATGGATTAGCTAATCAATATCAAGAATACATAAACGCATATACCGTTGAAGATAATGTTATAACTTTAGCAGCTATACCACCTCTTGGAACTGAATCTTTTGTGGTTCAGTTATTAAGTCAATTTGGAGGTCAATACGGAGATAGAGATGCGTTTGGAACTACCGTGGAAGATAACTACGGCGGATACGCTTACACATCATTAGAAGATGTTATAACTAACTTTATGATAGGTTACGTTGGAGCTGGTAAGTTAATACCTAGTGCTAAAACAACAGACGTAATGTTTTTTGCTAAAAGAGGATTACAGGAATTTAGCTATGACACTTTAAAAAGTATAAGATCTCAAGAGTTAAATATACCAGCAAACTTAAGCGTTCCTATCCCTCAAGATTACGTTAATTATGTAAACATGTCTTGGGTTGATTCTCAAGGTGTTAAACATATAATATACCCAACTACTCTTACTAGTAATCCATATAGCGTACCCGCTCAAGACAACGAAGGTATAGCCATGCAGGGTAATGACGATCAAAATTTAGAGTTTTCTTCTTTAACAGAAACTAGATGGAGTTCAAATAGCTTAGAGGAGGCCAATAATGCTCAAAGTAACGAAACAGGCTTACTTTTATCAGAAGGTTTAGGTTATGGTAGTATGAACGGCAACAACTATATAGGCCAAAGATTTGGTTTACAACCAGAAACAGCTCAAGTTAACGGTTGGTTTACTATAAACGAAAAAAGCGGAAAGATGTCTTTTTCTAGCGATTTAGCAGATAAATTAATAATATTAGAATACATATCAGACGGATTGGGTTATGATGCTGATATGAAGATACCTAAGTTAGCAGAGGAAGCTTTGTACGCTCACATTAGTCATGCTATACTTTCTACTAGAATTAATCAGCCTGAATACGTTATTCAAAGATTAAAAAGAGAAAGAAGCGCTAAGCTTAGAAATGCTAAGATTAGATTGTCAAATATAAAATTAAATGAATTCGTGCAGATAGCTAGAGGTAAATCTAAATGGATTAAATACTAAACTAAATGGCAGAGGTTAAAAATGCTTTTATAAAGTCTAAAATGAATAAAGATCTTGATAGTAGGTTACTACCTTCAGGTGAATATCGTGATGGACAAAACGTTCAAGTTAGTAAATCAGAAGGTGAAGACGTAGGTGCTTTAGAAAATGCTCCTGGAAACTCAATAGCTAAACTTAATACTAATGTTGATGTAGATTTTAGTGTCTTGTCTGGACTAGCGACTGGAACTTTAAAATCTATAGGCGCGTACGCTAATGAAGGAACTTCTAGTGTATTTGTATTTTTAACAGATCAAAGCCTTCCTAGAGTTAGTGGCACTGGCGAAACTGCTACTACTATAAACTACTCTTCTGACGCTAAAAACTTTATATACTCCTACAACGGGGTTACTAAATCTGTAGTTAAACTAGCTGAAGGAGCTTTTTTAAACTTTAGTCAACAATACCCTATATACGGTATAAACTTATTAGAAAACTTACTGTTTTGGACTGACAATAGAAATCAACCTAGAAAGATAAACATAGACAGAGGTTACGAGTCATACGTAAACGAAGACACTATATCAGTAGCTAAGTATAATCCGTATGAAACTATAGATCTTTATTACGTTGACAGTGGTACTCCATATAGCTCCATGCAAGACGTGGTCACTCCTTATCTTGCGAACGGTGGTCAAGCTCTTGTAAACGAACCAGCTGGAGTTACCGGTAGCGTAATAACCATAAACAATATAATCGGAAACGTACCTCTAGCCGAAGTTAGCGTAACGGGTGATGGTATTGCGAGTAATACTAAAGTTACTTCCTGGAATCAAAACACGTCTCAAGTTACTATAAATCCACCAGCCACACTAACAGACAACACTGTGTTAGTGTTTTCTCAAAACCCATTTTACAACAAGCCACTAGGAGTTCCTATTGAAGCTGGCGGTAGCTGGCCTGGTGATCCTATATACTTAGAAGATAAATTTGTTTCTTTTAGTTATAGATTCACGTTTGAAGATGGTGAAAAGTCAATAATGGCTCCTTTTACTCAAGAAGCTTTTATACCTAAAAAAGATGGTTACTTTTTAGTGGGTGATGAAGATAAAGTTATAGTAAGTGGTGTTGTTGAGTTTATGGAAAACAAAGTTAACAACGTTGGACTATACATACCTTTAGGTAAAAACTCAACTGGAGATGTAGATTTATCTCCAAGCACTATAAGACAAGAGGTAGGCGTAACTGAAATAGAGATACTATTTAAAGAGTCTGATTCTTTAGCTGTTAAAGTTTTAGACACAATAGGTTATCAAGATTTTCAAACAAAAGATGGTAATCCAGATACTAGCAATCAATATGTATATAGTTATCAATCAAGAAAACCATATAAAACATTACCAGAAAGCGAAATAATTAGAGTTTACGATAAAACTCCAGTTAGAGCTTTTGGTCAAGAAATAATATCAAATAGAGTTGTTTATAGTAATTTTCAAGATAAACACACTCCACCTGCTTCGTTCGATTACGATGTCGTTGTTAATCAAAAATCACCTTATTCAGAATCAGGCTTAGTAGCTTCACAAACTACTAGCTCCGTAGAGTATCCTCAGCACAGCGTTAAACAAAACAGAAGTTATCAATTAGGTTTTATCTTGTCTGATAGATATGGTAGACAGTCTAGCACTATACTGTCTAAAGTAAAACCATCAAGTAAAACACAAGATGGAATTACTTTTGGCGGTTCTACTTTTTATCATCCATACACTAGCAACCCTGGAGCTAACAACAATATAAACACTTGGAGTGGAGATTCTTTAAAAGTTTCCGTAAACACGCCACCTGTACCTACCAACAACTCTAAATTACCAGACGCCTTAACAGGTGATAGATCTGGATGGAACGGTATATACAACGGAGATTCATCTAGTAGCAACTATAATCCTTTAGGTTGGTATTCTTATAAAATCGTAGTAAAACAAACTGAATTAGAATACTACAACGTGTATGTGCCTGGAATATTAAATGGTTACCCAGATCACGGAAACACACCGATTAGCGATTTGCCTTCTCCAGAAGATAGTGTTGCTTTTATAACGCTGCTTGGTGATAACGTAAATAAAGTGCCAAGAGATTTAAACGAAATTAGTGGAAATCAAGCTCAGTTTAGAAGCGATGTAAAGCTATACGGAAGAGTAACACCTCCTTCTGTAATATTAGATACTGGCTCTACGGATATAAACATACCATACTATCCTATAACAAATCCACAAACGGTTTCAACTATAGCCACTCAAGATGAAATGTTTAAAGATGACGTTGGAAATCAACAAATTGTAGGACCTCCTTATTCTACTGTTTATGAAGAAGATAGTAATCCTTATCTAGCCAGACTAGCTCAGGGTAATAACCCAGGAAATCCAATAGGATCTCTTCAAGCCGCTGACTATAAAGACCCTTATAGAATACTTTTAGGTGTTTTTGAAACAAATCCTAGAGTTTCACTTTTAGATATATACTACGAGACATCGACTACTGGATTAGTAGAAGATCTTAATGCTGTAGCTGGTCAAGATAATTCTGCTGACGGTTTTGAAGGTTGGAATGAAGCTGCTCAAAATGAATCGACAGTAGAACAAGCTGTAGTTCAGAATTTTTACCCTGTAATTAACGAAGGTATAAGNGCTGTTCCCGCTCAAAACAGTATCGTAGAAATAGTGTCTGTAGAAAGAATAGAAGGTAGAAAATACGTTCCAGATGCTGCGTCGCTATGGACTCTTAATAGAGTTGTTGGAAATCCCGATACTCATGAGCTGGTTGTTAATTCATCTATATATCATAGACCTTTAGAAGATAATAGATTTAGATTTACTCTAAGGGTAACCGTATTAGAAAATCTTGATCCAGCAAACCCACAAGAAGCTTCTGGCCCTTCAGATTTTACTTTAGTAATGAGAATAGATAACGTTGATCCCGAAATAACTGGTCCTTCGCCTAACGTTCCAATTGCTTTGGTAGCTGATAGAGTTAATTCAGCGCCAATAGTAACTCTTACTGCTGAAAACGGTTATGTTGCTTCTGGTCCAAACCAAGATCCAGAATATAACAATCAATCTGATCTTTCGTGGACCATAGACAATCAGATTCCAGCACCTTCTAACATTATTCCAGAACTTACTATAGATAATAATGGAAATGTTTTTGAAGAAAGTGGCACGGCTAAAGGTACTTACACGTTTTCGGTTCAGGTTAGGGACTCAGGTGGTGATATAGATGCTAGAAGTATGACAGCTGTTTTTGGTCAAGAAGAAGCTAGCGCTAAGTTTGGTAACAAACCAACACCACAAAGCGTAGGTGATGGTCTTACGTCTACAGGGTTCTACTGGGGTGCTGACTATAGTAGTTCTACCCTTATTGGGGGTGATGATGTGCCTGTAGAGGTTAAAAACAATGCACCTGGAAGAGCTCCATACGATGAGTTACAGCTTTCTGACACCGGGTTAGAATCTGCCTCTAATGAATCAAAGCCTTTCTCTAGCTCAGGCTTGTTAGACGAACAAGGAGCAGAATACGCTTGGGTCAACGTTAACAGAAAACCATTATCTTTTCAGCCAAATTCAACAGTGCCTGATTTTGACTCTAACAATACNTTGGACAAAGGAACAGCTTACATTAGAGTTGACTATAGCTTTAAAATGTTTCCAAATAACGGAGTAACAAGTATTCCAAATAATCAGCTTGGCGTGGGTTGGCCTACATACCTGCAGTATAGACCAGTAGGTTCAACTAATTGGATGACAGCTGTTGATGTAGAAGGAGAAGATATTCATTACGGAGGATGGCAAAAAAACTACAATGAAGACAGTAATCAAGCTTCCGTGCCTTCTGGTTCTACTTTTTACGATATAGGCTTTTTAAATAATGCTTCATCAGGTCACACGGCTACAGTTGGAAATTCTATTGATATCGCCACATCTTATAACGATTTCATGCCACAAAACACCCTACCAACAACATCTGTTTTAAGTAAGATTTTTGTTTTTGGTAAAGATCAAGGGTATGAAGAAACTCCTGATAAATTTGGAGAATACAGACTTTTAATAAGATACCCTCAATCATCAGAGTATGCAGGTAATTTTACTGTAGTTCCTACTCCTGGAGGCAACTGGAATAACTCATCAACTCCGTTTAAATCAAGAGGTAGTTTTTTTACTAGTCAAAATTTAAAAATAAAATTAGCTTATGGCGATTTTTACTATCCTGAAGGTACCACTGGTTCAAGAACTTCTTATCCTTACTTAATAACATCTACGCCGTCTGTTAGTGCATACGAAGCATCTTTTAAAACTCCAAACGTAACTGTTTGGGCTAGAGAATGGGCAATGGGATATGTGACTCAATTTTACACAGATTCTACATTAGTTACTCCTATAGCAAATTTTGCACCAGGATATTACTGTTACAGCCCTAGCAATTCTGAAGAAGCTGAGTTTGTATACGAAAACGGTACTGAAAACTCATGGGTAGGAGGGCAAAACGAAATAGCTAATAACTATAATCCTACTGGCACTACGAGCAATGCTGAGGCTTTAAGAATATTTGCAGCTGAATTTGATTCAAACGCTAAAAAAATAAAAGGAACGTCTGTACCTATAACAGCTAACTTTACATGATTTTAGTGTAATGTATAGTAATAATAAGTGATAATATAATATGGGAGTAATAGAAGTTAAATATTTTAACAGTTTCGTGCTTAAAAAAGTTAACGGAACAGCTGAAGATGAAGATGGTGTTTTACTACCTATGTGGAACGGATCTAGAGGTGACAATACCTTTGACAATGATGATTATGTGCCTGATCCTGCTATTGTTAATACTAGCAACTGGGCAGTAGAAGAATCTAGAATAAGAGGAGGATATAACAATACTTCTATAGAACCTGGAGTTAAAGCTTATTTAGTTGAAAATGAACCAAATGCTACTTTTAGAATTAANTCAATGATATACTCAGGTATATTTAACTCTAGAACAGGTATTAATGATACAAATGTGTTCTCAATAGGTGATGACATAGTTAAAAGTGTGGATCCTGCTAATGGTTCTATTCAAAAACTATATGCTGAAGACACTAACTTAATTATATTTCAGGAGTCTAAAGTTAGTCAAGCCTTGATAGATAAAGATGCTATATATTCTGCTGAAGGAGGTGGAACTGTTACATCTTCTAATCTAGTGATTGGAGCGATAAGAACTTTAGGTGGCACGTATGGCATAAGTAGAAACCCAGAAAGTTTTGCTATTTATGGGTTTAGAAAATACTTTGCAGACAAAGACAGAGGAGTTATTTTAAGGCTTTCTAGAGACGGTTTAACTGAAATATCTAATTACGGTATGACTGATTACTTTAGAGACACTTTAGCTACCGTAAACACTTCTCAAGCAAAAGGTAAAATTATAGGAGCTTGGGACGTGCATAACAAACAGTATGTAATATCTACTCAACCTCCCGAAGATTCAAAATACTCAACACTAGCTTTTGATGACAGTATAAATGGATTTCCTAGCTTCTTTAGCTACAAGCCAGATCAAGGTGTTAGTTTAAAGAACAACTACTATACGCTTAAAGATGGTAAACTTTACATGCATTATGATCCGTCAGCTGATAGAGCTGAGTTCTATGGAACTACATATAAATCAAGTGTAACTTTCATATTCAATCCTAAGGTTAGCATGTCTAAGGTGTTTAAAACTATTAATTACGAAGGTGGCAATGGGTGGCAAGTTGATTTATTTGCTTCTGATATAACAGGTATAAACACTCCGAACTTACTAAGCAGCGTTAGTCAGACTAGAGATATAACGGGATCAAACTCTCTTGTCAACGGAGACATAGAGCCTCTTCCTATAAAAGTATATAGNTACAATCAAGGTTCTTACGATAACTTTGGAAATCAATATCCAGCTCAAATGATGCCACCTATAAATCATGCTGGGTTTGATAGAAAAGAAAACAAATACATGGCTAACCTTATAAACAATAGTCCAGCTGCGGCTGGTGAGGTTGTTTGGGGCAACTCCATGACAGGTATAAAAGGGTACTTTGCAACAGTAACAATATCTACTGATTCAGTTACAGATCCAGGAGGTATGAAAGAATTGTTTGCTGTTTCTTCTAATTACGTAGAATCATCATATTAAATTAAATGAACACATTAATTAAATTTAAAAAAAACATTTTAACTAAAAGCTTCAATAGCAAAGTATCAACTCTAGTCAACAATATTATTAAAAACGAATCTAATGATTTGTTAATACACAACAATGGCGACGTTTGCAGACAAGACAGTGAGTGGGTTACTTTTAAACATGATTTTGCTCCTGGAATATATTTAAGGCAAATGACCATGAAAGCAGAAGCTGTAGTTATAGGCGCTGTTCATAAAAGAGATCACGCTTGGTTTTTGTTAAAAGGATACGTAACAGTAGTAAGTGAAGACGGTGAGCAAGATTATGAAGCTCCTTATTTAGGGTTCTCAAAGTCAGGTATACAAAGAGTTATATATGCTCACGAAGAATCAGTCTTTCAAAATGTATTTAAGAATCCAAAAGACATAAAAGATATAGACCTACTACAAGAATACAATTGCTGCATTAATAAAGAAAAATACACGGAATATGTTAATAATAAATGAAATAACAACTTTGATCGATTCTCTATGCCTAGAGTCGACTCAAGCTGTATTAAATAATTTTACAGTTGAAAGACAGCAAGGAACAATGGCAGTAGCTATAGGAATAGGCACGGCTCTTAGTGTTGGAGCCTCTATATTTGGAGGGATATCGGCTAGCAAAAGAGAAAAAAGAGCTAGAGAAGAAAAAGAAAAACGTATAGGCGAGCTTGCAACGTTAGAATTAAAAAGACAAACTGTTATAAATCCTTACGAAGATGTTAAAGATTTATCTGAAATGGTGTCTGATTTAAGTAGTATATCTTCTAATCCTTTTGCTAATTTAGCCGTAGCTACTGGAGCAGCCGAAATGCAGATAGAAGAAGCTGACATAGCTTTAGCTAATACTTTAGACACTTTAAGAGCTACTGGTGCTAGCGCTGGTGGAGCAACTGCTTTAGCTAGAATGGCTTTAGAAAGCAAGAAAGGTGTATCAGCAAGTATACAGCAGCAAGAAGCCCAAAACAATCAACTACGCGCTTCTGGAGAAGAAAGATTGCAAAAGGTGCAGCTAGAAGAAGCTAAAAGAGTTCAAACAACCTTAATGTCTGAAGCCGACTACCAGAGACGAGCTGATGTTCAAGGTGAAATATATAAATTTGAAACTCAAGAGTCTAGAGATGAACAGCAAATGTCTAGAAAACAAGCTCAAATAACTAACTCAGCCCAAGCAGAGTCTAACGCTGCAACTGCTAAATCTGAAGCTATACAATCAGGTATATCAGCTGTTGGTGATGGTATGAGCGCTTTTGCAATGTCTAAAAGATAAAAAAAATGTCAGAGAACTTTAACAAAATAAACAAGGAAGCTAAAAGCTTTTGGAGTAAATATACTACGGATTTAGAAGAAACAACGTCTAAATCTATTTCTGATGCTTACAAGTCTATGTCTTCTTCTCAAAAAGAAGCTGCTAAAGTGCATAGAGATGTGTCTGCTAGGATGTATGATGATTCTGAATCTGTAGTAAACAAGATCAAGAAAGGCGGAATTAGAAACCCATCTTTAAGTGAGTTTGGAAATAGTTTGATATGGGGAATTTACAACACTAGCTCTTTGATAGAAAACGCTAAAGATAAAGAGCAAAGAAGAGACGCTGGTGTTATTTTGAAAAAATTATCTAATTCACTTGAAGAGCTTTATGCTGTTATAGAGTTAGGAAAAGAAACTGATTCTATGTTCATGATAGAATACTTTGGATTTGAAGGTTCTAAAAATCCTGGACAGCCAGGAGGTATGGCTCTAGTTGGTTTAGATACTTTAGAGTGGTGTAAGACTATGAGTATTAGAAACGGTTTAGCTGGAGACGACGCTAAAGAAGAGTATTATGCTGGAGAAGATGGAGACGTAAGGTTAAGATACACGGGTAGTATACTAAACGGAAAAACAGTAGAAAAACCAGCTGTGCAGTGGTTGTCTTATGACCCTGGTTTGGTTTTAGATTTAAGAGGTGAGAATATAAAAATGCTTCAAGAGCCTAGTGCTTTAGATTCTAATGGAGAACCTACTTCTATACTAGACAAAAGCCTTCAATACAACGATGCATATTTGTTGCTTGACAAGAAGTACGTTGAAATAAGTAAAGATGGTAATAGTCAAACTGAATTTATACCAGCTAATATGGCTAAAATTCTTAACGATACTAAATTTAGATCTTCAGCTAAAGCAGAGGCTTTGTTAGCTGTATATACTGAAGCTAATAGAGTGTGGAGAAATAACTTTGGCAAGCCTGAAGATTTAAAGTTTACAGTAGCCCCTAACGGTAATAATGTAGACGAAGAGCAACAAGTTGAGTTTCAAAAGCTTATGTTTGAAAGTTTAAAACCGTTGTTACCTACAGTGGCAGTTGGAGCTACCACAGAAGTTGTAAAAGAAGAAGTACAACCTGAAATTGTTGAAGAAGTAGAATTAACAGCAGATCAATTTAACTAGTATGTATACATATAACGATAGAAAGTTAACTAAAGAGCAGGTAGAAAAGCTTGCTGCTGAAAAAGATGTTGAAGTTGATGTTTTTTTAACCAACAACCCAGATATACAAGAAGATCCAGAATTTGGACCTCAAGAAGAGTCGGGAAAGACATCAATCGTTGCGGATAAATATGCCCCTGGAATGATAGGAAGTACGGCATTGAAAAAAACACCAGCTGACCCTATAGAAGAAGAATATAGAAACGGAACTAGAAAAACAGTAACAGTACAAGGAAATGAGTATTCATACGAAGAGATACAAAAAGAGTACGTAGGAGAAGGTAAGGGTAAATTTAAAAGCGTTGAAGACTATGTTAAAGCGTTTCCTAAAAGTTACAAAGCTTCCATACAAACTCAAAATAAAGATTACCAAACAGAAGCAGAATTAAATAAAACTATAGGAATTCAATACGACCCGAATGATGGCTCAGAAGTAAGTGATCCTATGTCTAAAGGTTTTATAGATTCGATAAAAGAAGTTACAGTTGATTCCACAAGAGAGATAATTTTGAAAGATTATTTTAATTTAGATCAAATACCTGTTATAAAAAGTAAATCAACAGGTATACTTCCAGGTCAAGTAGAATACATCAACAAACCTGTTCCTATTAAAGAATATCTAGGTGAAGAAAAATACAAACAATATTTAGATCAAGAAAATATTGACATAAAAGATCTTCCTCAGGACTTCGTAGAGAGCACTATTAAGCGAGAAAAACAACGAGCAGCTCAACTATTTATAAATGATAATGAATTAAGTGAAATTGAGCAAAACAAAATGCTTAGTTTTTTACCCGGTGATGATGAATTTAGATCTGATATAGCTAGAAACGAAGTTGCTTATACTAAAGACGCTTTAGATTTTGAGGCTAAATTTGCAAGAAGTTTGGTTAGAACAGAAACTAGAGAAGGTAGAACTTATAAATTTCGTGGAGATTCGCAAGCTAAAGACGCGTTAAAGGCTATAGAAAGCCAAGAAAAAAGAGTTTTTGAAGAAATTAAATTAGTAACTAAAGATTCAGAAACTTTTATTGAAGAAAAAATACCTAATTTTGAAAAGCAAATAATAAGTTTAGATTCTGAAATAAAAAACCTTAAGGAGCAAATTAAAATTGCAAAACCTACTACTCAAGAAGAGCTTAGTGTTATAAACAACCAAATAGTAGATTTAAATTCAAAAGTTGAATTAAGAAATGACTATGTTAAAAACACTGTTTTTGATTTAGAATTAGAAAGACAAGAATTAAACAAAAGAAATAATTCAATTGTAAATTCTTTTGAGGATTTTGGAGTAACTAAAATAGGTAACGAAGCAATTCAAAAAAACTACGAATTAGAAAATAGAATCTCTTTAGCTATAGAGCAATCATTTATAGGATCTGGTACAATGCTTGGTGCTAGCACTCTTAAAGGTATAGCTGATACAGTTCAGTTTGTTGATGAAGCTATGTTTCAAAGAGAGGGAGCGTCTGACTTTGTTAGTAAAGAAACTCATAATTATCTTAAAAACTTAAAAGGAGGTGCGATAGACTATAATCAAGCTTTAGCTAAAGAAAAAGAAAACCAACCTGATTTATTACAGTATGGCGATAAAGGCTATTGGTCTAGAACTTTAGCTGATCAATCTGGTTCTATACTTACTACCGTTTCGACTATGGGAGCTGCAAAGTTGGGTCTTATAGGAACAAAGACGGTTGCAAGAACTATGTTTTCTGCTTTTTTTACTATGGAAGCTGGTGGGGAAATGTCTAATCTAGAAATACAGCAAAGAGCCGCACCAAAAGTATTAGCTAATCTTAATTTAGCTTTAGAAAGCGCTACAAATCCATACGATATTGAAAGAATCAAAAAAGAAATATCAGAACAAGAAGACATATTAAATCTTTCGCAGTTTCAAAAATCTTTTAATAGTGTCGCGTATGGAGCAATAGCAGCTGGAGCTGAAACTTTAGGTAGTTTAGGATTTATAGGAAACTTTCAAAAGTACGCTAAAGCTATTGGGTATAATAGTTTTAGAAAAGTTTTTAATGCCGGATTAAGTAGAACTATATCTAAATCTGTGGGTGCAGTTGCTGTTGGTATGCCTCTTTCTATCTCTATAAACACGTTAGAAGAAACATTAACTACGCTTGGTCAAAATTTATCAGACGAGGCTGTTCTTCTTCAAGATAAAAATTTTTTTGAGGGAATAGATTCTGATTTTTTTAGATCAACTGCAGTTACTTCACTTGCTTTAGGTGGTCCTGCCATAGGTTCTAACATATACAATGCAGTTAGTCAAGAGTTTTCAGACAGAACAGAAGCTAGAAAAGAAAGTAAACTAAGAGGAGAATTACTAAACATTCAAACTCAATTAGATAAAGGTGGATTAACTATAGAAGCTAGAAATTTACTTGAAAAATCAAAAAAGAAAGCTTTAAAAAAATTAGCTTTAGATAATACTAATAAGGTTTTAAAAATATCTGATTTAACTGCTGATGAATTTGAGTCTATAACAGAAACAAATAGAGAGTTAAGAAACATACAAAGAGAAGCTACTAACATTGGAGCCAGTGGAGATATAAGCACTTGGTCTGAAAACGAATTAGACAGATTAAAAACTGAATACGATAATCTTTTGTCAAACAGACAAAAAGTTTTTGATGGTAAACGCCAAGAAGTTTTAGATATGTTTAAAGGACAAACTTCTGATGTTGTAGAGGCTGCTAATTCTTATGGTCTTTATGAGTTTTCTAAAAACGTAACTAGAAACCAAAAAGGCATAAATCAAATAGTCTTTAACAATAGAGCTGAATTTGAGGCTTATTTAAAAGATAATAACTACAGCGATGAAAATCAAACTAAAGCCTTAGAGGGTTATGACAATGATAATAACGCGGCTAATCCAACTGGCAGCAACGATATCCTTGTGTTTAAAGAAAATATAGTTAAAAATATAGCAACAAAAGGTAGAATTGGAGCTAGAATAGCAGCCATGTCGCCTCTTCATGAGCTTGGACATATACAAACTAGACAAGCTGGTATTATTAAAGACGGCAAGGTTGCTGGTGATGCCGTTAAAATGATCGAAGGTATAAATAAAAAAGTATCTGATCTTTTTAATGAAAAAAGTATAACAGAAAAGCAATATAACGCGTTCAAGAACAGAGTAGCTCAATACACTAATACGGATGGTAAGGTCGACGCCGATGAGCTTATTCAGGCGGTTGCAGACTTTACTAATATAGGAGTTTTACCTAAAAGCGCTTTTAATAGCGTTTATGAAATAAAAACATATGTTAATAGTGTTATGAAGTATATAAATGGCGATGCTTCTATGTATTTTCAATTAGATACTGCTGATGATGTTTTTAATTTTGTATCTAGCTGGACCACAAAAGCTACGCAAGGAATTCAGTTAGGCACTGAAGAAGATGAGGAGAAAACGGGTAAATTAAATTTATCTAGAGTGTATCAAGAGGTAGAGACGTTAAAAGATAAACTAATTGATCCAAAAACAAAAAATGAAACCGCTTTTTTAATTGCTGATAAGCTAGAAAACGAAGTTGATAGAAGATTAAAAATAGATCTTGATGCTGAATCAAAAGAAGATATAATTAGAAATTTTATATTTGATGATAAAAGAGGTTTACTTGGCTTACTTAATAAGTATGATCCAGTAAGAAATGAAAGCATAATGGGTTATTTAAACTCAACAACGCCAGGAGGCAAGTTGCTAGATGCTAGATTGATTGAGTTTTATGAAAACGATCCTAGATATAATCGGATAATTCAATCTACTACAGATGAAAACGTTCAACGTAAAGTTGAAAATATTATTGAAGAAGATTCTACACCTGCTCCAGTTGATACTAAAGAAATAAAACCTTCAAGCTTACTGCCTTCTGATGTTGTTTCTAAAGTAAAGAAAGAAGTAAAAGAAAAATTAAAAGACGTGCCAGCTGATAAACTTACGTTTAAAAAACTAGGTAATTTAGCACCAGAAATTATAGCAGAAGCAATAGGTATACCTGTTAAAAAGCTAACAGACGCTGCGGCTAATCTATCAAAGTCAGATGCTAGCGCTATACAAAGGTTTATAAATCAAAAGCCAGAAAAGTTAATAAGTCTATTGCCAGAAGGAGCTGTTTTAGAAGCAGCTTCGCCAAAACTAATAGGAACATCCACAGGCGTGCCTAAGTCTTTATTAGATGCTTTTTATACCAAACAAGATAGTAAATCTGGCGCGGCAGGATTGTATGCCTTTAAATTAAACAAAAACATAAACAGAGCTAATTTTTTAGAAGCGTTTGGAATTGTAGACGGTAAAAAAGCTAAAGACTTTGTACCTAGATCAACTGAAGCTCAAAGATTAAAAGGTATAGCTAGCTTGTTTGGAAGGTTAGTTACAAATGAAATAGCTAGAACCGAAGGTGATTTAAGTTTAGAAACATCAAAAGACGTTGCTGCTGGAAAAGGCAGGTTAATGTTTAGTAAAGCTGTGTTATCTGAAATAGATGGAGCTCCTGAGCTTAAGTTTAGTTTAAATACTAAAGGTAAAGGTAAATTTGAAAGCGACAACGTAAGAGATAACGTATACAGGTTTAAAGTTGGGGATGTTGCTTACGAGTCGGCTATGTTTAAAGATGAATATTGGGATTATGATATATTTGAAGGTACGTTTGGTTTAGAGGATGGTACTTTAGGTGAAGATAAAAAATCTCTTGTATTAGCTTTTGGAGAAACAACTGGAGAAACAGGAATAACAGGTAAATCTACACAAGGTTTAACAAATGTTTTTGAAGTTTTTGGTATAGTTGCTAATAGTGCTGTAGATTTAGTTAAAGCAAAAAAATTAAATTCAATAGTTTTTACAGCTAAAGAAGATAGCAGAATAAGACTTTACAATGCTTTAGCTTCTAAATTTGCTAAAGAATTAGGTTGGGACATTTATAATTATCCACTAGAAGACGAAACCGCTTTTATAGTTTACGATCCTAAACTAACAGAAGAACAACCCGCTTTAAAGTTTAGTAGATCCACTAACTTAATAGAGGTTATAGACGATATTTTAAAAAATAGTACCGTATTATCAAAAGAACAAATAAATAAACTTAAATCTTTAAAAGAAGACCCTACAAGTAAAGAGTCTATAAAAATAATTGAGGAACTAGACAAAATACTTAAAGCTGCTAGTGAAGGAATCACCGTTGATGAGTTTGATTTAAGAGACGAGCGAGCTGCTAAAAACTGGAAAGAAGCAGTTCCACTTATAGGTAAATTATTTGGCATTGAAAATTTAGAATACATAAAACCATCTGAGTATCTTTCTAACGAAATAAATGAAAAAAGAACAGTTGATTTCTTTAAAAAAGTTGTAGGTTTTTTTCCTGAAATATCTAAACTTCCTAAAGAACTACAAAAAGCTTTAAAAGCTACTGTGGCCACTGGAAAAAGTTTAAAAAGACCTGATGGAACTAGATTAAACGTTTCTTGGTTTAATAACACTATGAAAGGCGTTGGTAAAGGAGATGTTAAAGAGTGGATGAGCCAAATATATCAACCTAACTGGGGATACGGAAAACCAACTAAAAAATTGCCTAAAGGGTCTGGTTTTAAAGGCGCAATAGAAAGTAAATTAGATCAACTAACTGAAAACGGTAAAAAAACTTTAACTGCTGAACAGGAGCAAGAATTTGTTGAATTTACTAGAGATTTTTTAACTCACCCTGATTTATTAGATTCTGTGAACGAAAATGGTTTTAAGAATGGATACGAACTAACCGTAGAAGCAAATAGAAAGGCTATTGAGTTTATATATAATAATCTTGGTGAATTATATTTTAAAGCTAAAGACAAGAAAACAGCATTAGAGAACATAAATTCTTTCTTGCAAATGCAAACCAATCATGCTGATGGTATCATAAAAGGCTTAGTGCCTGTTATAAGTGTAACTACAAATCCAGAAGCTAATCCAGATTTTAAAGAAAAAGTAAAAGGTAGAACGAAGACTCATAACGAGCATATGGTTGAGCTTTTTAATGCTAATCAAAGATTTTTAACTATACTATCCGAAGGTAAAAAAGGTTTTAAAAACAAAATAACTGAAATGGTTGAAAACCTTAACCAATCTTTAATATCAAAAAAAGCGCAAGGAATAAAAGATTCTTCAGAAAAAGGAGGAGCTTCTGGTCAAATGTCTAGCAATCAGTTTTTAAACACTTTTTTCACAAGAAAGTTTTCAGATGATCAGCTGATGATAGTAGGCGTTCAAGGTGAGAGCGTTACAGACTATTTGATTAAAAACTACGGAACTCAAATCATTAAAAACGTATTAGACAAGGTAACAAAAGTTTCTTCTATTAAAGCAGACTCGCCTATTGCTGTTGAACTTGAAATGATTTTAAACTCTATAGCAAATTATAGAAATCTACCGAAAAAGAATAACAGTATACTTCCTAAAAAAGAGCAATTAAAGGGTGATTATACAACGGGTCAAACCATAATAAAAGCCTCTAAAATAGATGAAAACAATACTAAAAAAGAAATTAAGTTTAGCAAATCATTAGATCTTAATAAAGATTTTAATGATATCATAGAGAACAAAACTGGTATTGGTTCTGATAAAATCTATTCTAAGGTTAAAGCCGAAGTGGCCGGAGCTAATAAAGGTAGATTTAATTTCTTTATTCCGCCATCTGCTGAGGACTTTGTAGGTTTATTATACTCTACTTTAGGTAAAGGTGACGTTGGAGACGCTCAAATGGCTTGGTATAAGTCTCATTTGTTAAATCCATTTGCAAGAGCAATGGAAAACTTAGCAAACGATAGAGCTGCTATGATGCAAGACTTTAGAGGTCTTAAAAAAGGATTAGGTATTGTACCTAAAAACTTACGTAAAAAAATAAAAGACAGTAATTTTACTAAAGAGCAAGCTGTTAGAGTTTATATATGGGACAAACAAGGTATGGAAATACCTGGTATATCTAAAAAAGATCAAAAAGATTTAGTTAATTTTGTAAACGCTGATGCTGAATTAGTAGTTTTTGGAGATCAATTGATAGAAATAGGCAAAGGAGATGCTTACGCTGCTCCTGACGCTGGTTGGGTTGCTGGAACTATCGGTACTGATTTTATAAAAGCTTTAAATACTACTAAAAGATCTAAGTATTTAGAAGTATGGCAACAAAATGTAGATCAAATATTTTCTGAAACAAACCTTAACAAGCTTGAAGCTGCTTACGG